GGTATGGTCTTCAACATGGCGGCGCCGTCAAAAAGTACGCCAAGGGCGGCTCTGTCCGTGGTGGTGGCTGCGAGATGCGCGGCAAGACCAAGGGTAAGTTCGTCTGATGAAACCTTCACGTGGCATGGGAGTCATCGCGCCTAGCAAAATCCCCCGAGCCGTTCGGCGCGGTGACTCCCAGCCCGTGATTGGTACAGGCAAGCCGATCCGCCATGCGGCAGGCGGCAAGGTGAAGAGCAAGGTCAACGAGGCCGGGAACTACACCAAGCCCGGTATGCGTGAGAGCCTGTTCAAGTCCATCAAGTCCCGTGCCGTGCAGGGCACGAAGGCAGGCCAGTGGTCGGCGCGTAAGGCGCAGTTGCTGGCGAAGCAGTACAAAGCCAAGGGCGGAGGGTACCGCGATTGAAAGCGCCCCAGAAATCGCTCACGGCTTGGACCCAACAGAAGTGGAGAACGAAAAGTGGTAAACGCTCTACTGACACGGGTGAAAGGTATCTTCCAGAGGCTGCTATCAAGAGCCTCTCCGCCTCCGAGTATGCCCGAACCACCGCCGCCAAGCGTAAAGGCAAGGCGCAAGGCAAGCAGTTCGTGCAGCAGCCCAAGGGCATTGCTGCTAAAACGCGCCGCTTCCGCGAAGCGGGCAAGTAAGAAAAGGAGCAAGTGACATGGCCAAGAACTGGATCGCTGGTGCCATCAAGAAGCCCGGTGCGCTGCGCAGCAGCCTCGGCGTCAAGAAGGGCGAGAAGATCCCCGCCAAGAAGTTGGCGACTGCCGCCAAGGCTCCGGGCAAGATGGGTCAGCGGGCGCGGCTTGCTCAGACCCTGCGCGGGTTCAAGAAGTAAATGGCCTACGAGACCACAGCGACGACAGACTTCAACCTCGACCTGAACGCCATCATCGAGGAGGCGTTTGAGCGGTGCGGGGCTGAACTGCGTTCTGGCTACGATTACCGTACGGCCAAGCGCAGCCTGTCGCTCCTCCTGATGGACTGGGCGAACCGGGGCATCAACCTCTGGACGCTGGAGCAGGGCACACATGCCCTGTCCTACAACACCGGGACCTACGATCTGCCCGTGGACACGGTTGACCTTCTTGACCATGTCGTTCGCACGGGGTCCGGTACGAACCAGATCGACATCAACATCAGCCGCATCTCCTCCAGCACCTACCTCGCCATCCCGAACAAGAACGCGACGGGTAGGCCGATCCAGATCTGGATCGATCGACGCACGGGGGCTACGAACTCCTTGGGGAACCCGGTCTATCCGCAGTTCACGGTGTGGCCGAAGCCCGACAACGGTACGACGTACACGCTGGTCTACACCCGGCTTCGTCGGATGTTCGACGTCGGCAACGGGAACAACGGGCAGGACATCCCGTTCCGGTTCATGCCATGCCTTATCGCTGGCCTCGCCTACATGCTCTCGCTCAAGATCCCCGGCGCTGCGGAGCGTACTACGCTTCTCAAGGCCCAGTACGACGAGGCGTGGGACTTGGCGGCAGGGGAAGACCGTGAGAAGGCAGCGGTGCGGTTCGTACCCCGGCAGAGTTTCCTTGGGGGCTACTGATGCCGAACAGGTTTGCAAGCGGCAAGAACGCCATCGCAGAGTGCGATCGGTGCGGCTTTCGCTACAAACTGAAGCAGTTGAAGCCCCTCGTCATCAAGACCAAGAACGTGAACATCATGGTCTGTCAGACGTGCTGGGAGCCGGATCAGCCGCAGTTGTCGCTGGGCCTCTACCCGGTCGATGACCCGCAGGCGATCCGGAACCCGCGTCCGGATACGAGTTACTACGCACCCGGCAATGATGGGGCTGGTGGTAGTAGAATGATCGAGTGGGGCTGGAACCCCGTGGGCGGTGCCCGTGGCATCGACGCGCCTCTGACCCCGAACAGTCTGGCCCCGAAGGGCTATGTTGGAACAGTGACGGTCGTGACGACCTAGGAGAACTGAAATGGCGATGTCCCTCAAGAAGCATGCGGCTCTTCCTGCCAGCAAGGCCCACGGCCCGAACCGGGTGAAGGGCATGAAGGCGGGTGGCCCGACCTCGGCTGACATGAAGAAGTACGGGCGCAACATGGCGCGGGTCATGAACCAGCGCAGCCCGACCCGTGGGAGGGGCTGACATGGTCGAGTACAAGAAGCCGAAGCCGAACAAGGAGCCTACGGGCGAGAACGGCTACCCGGAGAAGGGTGTGAACGAAGGTATCACGCGCTCCACGATGCGCGGCGGTGGCGCTGCGACCAAGGGTAAGCAGTACACCTCGCAGATCAACCTCCGTCCGAAGGTGCCGTTCAAGTTCGGTTGGTAAGCCATGAACTACACGCAACTTTCACAGGCCATTCAGGACTACTGCGAATCGACCGAGTCGTCGTTCGTGGCGAACATTTCTGTCTTCGTGAAGGCTGCGGAGCAGCGCATCTACAACACCGTCCAGATCCCCGCGCTTCGCAAGAACGTGACGGGCACCATGACGAGCGGGACTCCGTACATGAGCCTCCCGACCGACTGGCTCGCTACGTTCTCGATCGCGGTGATCAACCCGGTGACGAACGCCTATACGTACTTGCTGCCCAAGGATGTCAACTTCATCCGAGAGGCGTACCCCACGGTGTCTCCGAACGGCCAGCCGCAGTACTACGGGGTCTTCTCGCCATACACGATGATCGTGGGGCCGACGCCGAACGCGAACTACCAGACGGAACTGCACTACTACTATTACCCGGCGTCCATCGTGGCCGCTGGTACGTCGTGGGTCGGCGACAATTTCGACACGGTACTGCTGTACGGGTCTCTGCGCGAAGCCTACACTTACCTCAAGGGTGAGGCTGACATGATGGCCAATTACGAGGCCAAGTATCAGGAAGCCCTTGGTCAACTGAAGCGTCTTGGTGACGGACTTGAGCGTCAGGATGCTTATCGCAATGGTCAAGTCAGGGTACCTGTCACATGAACGGACTAGGCGAGATCGGAACGGTCAAGGTCTTCACCACGGTCGATCGGGGCTTCACGCCTGAAGAGATCGCGGAACGCGCCCTCGACAAGATCATCTACGTGGGTGAGCGGAGCCACCCTTTGCTTCTGGAGCAGGCCAAGGCTTTCCGGGAGCAGATCCGCACCGTGCTGATCCACTACCTGAAGGAAGCGCAGGACAACGAGCGTATGACTCTCGCTGCCAAACTCCGCGCTGCCGGACATTCCAACATCGCGGACATCCTCGGAGAACTCTAATGGCTATCACCCAAGCAATGGCGACCTCTTTCAAGGTCGAAATCCTGAACGGTGTTCATGCCTTCGGAACCACGGTTACCCGTGGCACCACGACGGCTGACACCTTCAAGATTGCCCTCTACACCTCGTCGGCTACGCTCGATGCGACGACGACTGCATACAGCACCACGAACGAAGTGGCGACTGGCGGCGGCTACTCTGCGGGCGGCAATACGCTGACCACGGTGGCTCCGACCTCGTCGGGCACGACGGCCTTCCTCGACTTCAACGACACCACTTGGTCTACCTCGACCATCACGGCGAACGGTGCGCTCATCTACAACAGCACCCAGTCGAACCGTGCGGTTGCAGTGCTGGCCTTCGGTAGTGACAAGTCGTCCTCGGGTGGCAACTTCACCATCCAGTTCCCGGCTGCGGATGCGTCGAACGCCATCATCAGGATTGCGTGATGCGTCAGCCCGCGATGGAATGGCGTCCGACTCTTGATTCGTGGCTGCTCCGCGTGGAGTCGCCCGTCCCTGAGTGGATGGTCAAGAGGTGCGTGGACTTCATGCTCAAGGTTCAGGCTGCTCGTCGTTTGGGACTCAACCCCGGCGATACGCGGGATGACCTCGACGCGAGCGTGAAGGCCCTCAACGAGGGTCGGGTGAGGCAATGGGCTGCTGGTCCGCAGATGGACGGCAGCGGCGACATCGAAGTGTTCCGGGCCACCAAAGGCTCCGGCAAAGTAATCATAGGAGTCTGACAAATGGCTGCGACTTGGAGAGCAACTGGCGGCGCTATCGCCTACGCATCGAGCAAAGACATGCTCAATGTCTTCAACGGAACTTCGTCTGCGCGCATCATCCGCGTCTATCGGTGTTACTGGTTCAACAACGGC